GGAAAGTCGGGGAAATTGAACAAAGCCGAATTTACCGATGCGACCATCGCCGGCGCATTGCGCGAGCGCACGCTGACAGCAGGGCAACGAATCGTCAACACCGATGACGCTGCGATTCGTGATTACTTGCACAGGATCAGCGGCGATGATTTCAAGACCAAAGATTTTCGCACCTGGCACGGAACATCGACCGCGCTTACGGCGTTGCAGGGACGCGCGCAACCGCAGGGCGAAAAGGAATTCACCAAGATGCAACGGGACGTGGCAAAGGCGGTTGCAGCGCATCTTGGCAACACCCCCGCCGTTGCGTTGAAGTATTACATTGATCCTGCCGTGTGGCAGAAGTGGACGCCTTGATCATGACACGCGAATCCATCATGGCAGATTTTTTCGCCACGACCAGCTACAACCGCACCGCGCGCGATTGGCGCGACGTTCCGGAAACCGCCGCCGACGCGGACGACGCCCCTGTTGCCTTTGGTAAGCGTGCGCCCTTGCCGGGAAAAGTTTTCACCGTACCGCGTGAACGTTTACAGGGACGGCTGTACCGTAAAGAATTGGAGCGGATCATGCTCGAGTTTTTTGCGGAAATGCGCGCAGTGTTAATCAACAGCGTCGTGTCGGCGTGCCAGCGCGTGATCAAGACCGATCCGGATAAATTGTCGCTGGTCGATCAGGCAATGGGGTTGATTGATTTTTCCGTGTTGGCGAACCTGCCAAAAAAGATGCAGAAGACGCTGGAAAAAACTTACGCCGATGCCGGTGCGCACGCCATTAAAATCAGCTCGGCAGGAGTAGGCGTTAGCGTGCATCCTCGCGCCGGCGCGTTCGAGCAGGTGCACGAAGACGCACTCGACTACGCAAAATTCCGTAGTGCAGAAATGGTGGGCATGACCTACAACGATGCTGGCGATCTTGTTCCAAATCTGCGCGTTGAAGCGGAAACGGGCAAGGTGTGGGCCATTAGTGAGACGACACGCGAGGGTATACGCTCGGACGTGGAAGCCGTTGTTAGTGGGGAATTGCAAATCACGGAATTAGCTGATACGTTGCGCGCATCGTATGGATTTTCCGACACCCGCGCTAGACTCATTGCAAGAACCGAGTACAACACGGCGAACGGGGCGGGCGCATTGGCAGGTTTCGTCGCCAACGGGATCAAGCGCAAGATTTGGGTTACATCGCACGATGATGCAGTTTCAGAGGAATGCGCCGCGAATGAAGAGCAAGGTCCGATCCCGGTCGATGATGAATTCCAGAGCGGTGACGATACTGATCCCGCGCACCCTAATTGCCGTTGCAACGTGTCCGCGTACGTGAAGATTGGCGACGACGGCGAAATCGAGGAATGAAAACCATGAAATTGTTCGCACGCATTACCAAGATCGACGAAGCCAAGCGAGAAGTGTGGGGGCGCGTGGCAGAGGAAGTGCTCGACAATGCCGGGGAAATCTTCGACTATGCGACCAGCGCCCCGTACATCAAGCAATGGTCCGGCGATTTCGAGAAGATCACCGGCGGCCGTTCACTCGGGAACATTCGCGCGATGCACGGCAACGTGGCGGCGGGCAAGGCCATCGCTGTTATCTGCGACGATGCCGCTAAGACCTTCGACATTGGGACCAAGATCGTTGACGACAACGAGTGGCAGAAATGTCTCGAAGGCGTTTACACCGGATTCTCGCTCGGCGGCAAATACATCAAGAAATGGACCGATCCGGCCGACGCTCGGCATACGCGTTACACCGGCCGTCCCGGCGAAGTGTCATTGGTCGATAAGCCTTGCGGCCCGACTTCGTTGTTCGACGTGATCAAGGCCGACGGCACGACCCTGCAAAAGAAATTCAAGACCCCGGAAGACGCGGTCGAAGAACTCGCCGAATTGCTCAAGGGCGGAAAGATCAGCCCGCAGCGTCTGGTCGAGCTCGCTAAGGCGGAAACGATGGACGGCGAAGAAATCGACCCGGACGAAATCACCGACGATGATCGGCCGGATGATTGCAGCCCGGAGGACTGGGACGCGATGAGCCCGGACGAAAAAGCACAGGCTGTCGCCGATTCCATCGACGCCGGCGCAGAAAAGGTCGACGAGACCAAGGCCCGCATCAACGCGCTTGAAAAGCGTTCGCCGAAGCTGCACGCGCTGGTATTGCGCAAGCGCGAATTTTCGCAGAAGCAACGCGATGCTGCTGCCGATTCAGGTGCCGCACTTCCGGACGGTTCTTTCCCGATCAAGAATGCCGAAGACGTGCGCAACGCCGTAAAGCTATGCGGCAATGCGAAAGACCCCGCCGCGGCGAAGGCACACATCATCAAGCGCGCGAAGGCCCTCGGCGCAGAAGCGGAGCTACCCGAAGATTGGGGCAAGATCGATTCCGCTGGCGACATGCAAAAACGTTTCGACGCCGCAATCCGAGTGATCACCGCTTGCTGCGACGAAATCGCCGTGTGTCGAAAGCTCGCCGATCCGGCGCTGCCGACCGCGGAACTCGATGCACTCGTGCTCAAGGCGCTGGGTCCGGACACAATCGCCAAGATCGATTTCAGCGGGGGCAAGGGCATCGTTGCCACGTTGCGCGAAGCAGCGCTGGCGAAGTACGGCGCACGCAACAGCGCAAGCGATGCCGTCAACCTGCAAAAAGCGCATGACGCTATCGTATCCTGCGGGGCCATGTGCGCAATGCCGCAGGACACGGGCAACGCCGATGTCGGCATCACTGATACGCTCAAGGGCGACGGCGCTGGCGATTTGCGCAAGATCATCGGGGCACAGACCGATACGATTGCGGGCCTTACCAAGAGGCTCGAAGAAATCGAAAAACAACCCGTGCCGCGCAAAGGACGCCTGATGGTTGTCGGCAAGGGACAGGACATTGCCGGCGGCGACACAGACGCCGACGACAAGGGAGCAATTGCGCAACCGGGGGAGCATAATCCCGAAGCTGCGCTTGCTTTGATGAAAGCCGCCGTGCTGCAAGGCTACGGCGACAGATTGCGCAAGAATTAGGCGGGGTGTTTTCGCCCCAATCACCAACTCGCCGAGGATCGCCGGCTGCGATCACCGACTAACGAACCGTACTCAACGAAACTTTTCTTGAAGGATATCGAACCATGGACAACGCAGCAGTCATGAACGTTACGGCCGCGACGCTCGCCCTGATGAAGGCGGCCCTGCAATCGCCTAGCGAGGAATTGCGCAAGAGCATCACCACCGGCACGGGGCTGGTCCCGTTCGACCTGCAAGCGCCGTCAAAGAACCTGTACCCGGTGGCAACGCCCCTGCGCAACGTGATCCCGCGCGTGGGCGGCGGCGTCGGCACGGCGACGAATTGGAAGCAAATCCTCGCCATCGTCGGCTCCGGTTACGACTCAATGGGGTGGGTTGCGGAAGGGCAGCGAACGGATGTCATGAGCTACTCAGCGGATGACAAGGCCGCACGCTACAAGACGCTCGGTGAAGAAGACAACATTTCGTTTGAGGCGATCAACGCCGGCAAGACGTTCGAGGATGTTGTCGCCACCGGCGTCATGCGCCTGCTGCAAAAGATGATGCTGAAAGAAGAAAACGGCATTCTCGGAGGCAATAATTCCGTCGCGCTCGGAACCACGGGCACGCCGACGGTCTCCGCGAGCGGCACCGGCGCAACACTGACGGCGGCAACGTATCTCGTCTTTTGCGTCGCCCTGACGTACGAGGGCTTTCTGAATTCGTCCCTGACGGGCGGCGTCGCCACCAGCAAGACGATCACCGGGGCGGACGGAAAGACCTACGTGCTCAACGGCGGATCGGCACAGAAGTCGGCGGGATCGTCCGGGCAGGCCGTGTCGCTGGGGCAAACCCTATTTGCATCGGTCGCGGCAATCTCGGGGGCGTTCGCGTACGCGTGGTTCGCTGGCACGTCGGGAGCGGAAAAGCTCGAAGCGATCACCACGATCAACTCGGTCGCGTTCACCGTGCCGCTCGCCGGGACGCATCAAACCATCGCTTCGGTTGCGGCGGCGGATGCGAGCAAGAATACGCTTGCGTTTGATGGCCTGTTGTATTCGGCCCTTGCCGGATCCGCGTATCACAAGACTCTGGCAACGGGCACGGCGGGCACGGGCACTTTCCTCACGTCATCCGGCCGGGGGTCGATCAACGAAATCGACGACATGCTGGTAAGCATGTGGAACAACTACCAAGTGTCACCGAGCGTGCTCTACATGAACGCACAGGAAATCCGGAACGTCACGGACAAGGTGCTGTCCAATGCGTCCGGCCCGCTCCTGCGCTACAACATGGATGGTAACAGCTCGAACCCGTACGCCATCATGGCGAACGGCGTCGTCGACTCGTACTACAACCCGTTCGCACTGAACGGCGGGTTCAAGATTCCGATCAAGATTCACCCGAAGCTTCCCCCGGGCGTGATCATCGGCTGGAACGAAAACCTGCCGGCGCAATATCAGAGCAACGAGACGCCGAACGTCGCGGAAATGAAAATCCGCGCTGATTACTACTCGCTGGAATGGCCGATCAAGACCCGGGCGCGTGAGTACGGCGTGTACGCCGAAGAATGTCTCGCGGTGTACGCCCCCTTCGCCATGGGGATCATTGACAACGTTGGCAACGGCTGACGAGGAGCGGCCGCGCTGATCCGCCGGACGCGCTTCTCCCCGCGTCCGGCGGCGTTGTTTTTATTGGGGGTCACCTAAAAGGAAGCGCGATGGTCAAGCTGCAAGCACCGCAGAATTTCGGCGGGATATCGATCGCCGGCCGTGTGATCAAGGTCGACAAGAAAGGGATCGCCGACGTTGATGTTGCCGATATCCCGTTCCTGCGTGAGCACGGATTCACCAACCCGGATGAAATCATCACGAAGAAGCCGGATACGAAATGATCCAGACCCCTACCGATCTGACTACGCTCGCGCGTGCGAAGGCGTGGTTAGGTGGTGCGACAAATACCACGGACGACGAGCTATTGCTGCGGCTTATCCACGCCGCGAGCGTGTTCGTTCAATCGTGGCTCAATCGCAGGATCATGTTGCAGGCGTATTACGAACGCCGCAACGGGAGCATCGCCGGGGCCGGATTGAAGGGTATGGTATTCGGCGACGGTCCCGTGTTCGACGTGCAAAGCGTTTTTATAAACGGGGCCACCGTTCCAGCGTCAAGTGATGGCGCAATACTTCAACCCGGCTACGCGTTCGACGAGAACGAAATCTGGTTGGCTGGGTATCAATTCACCAAGGGTAAGCGCAACGTCACTCTCGCCTATCGTGCAGGATTCACGACCAACGAAGTACGGACAATTCCAACGACTCCATTTCAGCTAACACCGCTTTATATGTGGCTGTTGGATGTTG